AAATATATACCGTCACGCTATCACTATATAAAGATATATCCCATTTTATCGACATAAAAAAAGTGACGGTTAAAAATTAAATAACCGTCACGCACTGTCACGCTGTCACTATATTATTTTTGTTGATGTAGGTAAGTTATAACGATTTTTTATTCACAGTGAAACGCATGAAACGCATGAAACGATACTTTTCCATATAGACTTGTAAAATAAATACGTATATTATTTTCTTAATTATTTTTAATTTATACTTTTATCTATTCTATATCGTTTTGCGTTTCATATACTTATATAATGCTGATTTTATCGTATAAAAAAGTGAAACGATACTAAATTAAAGTATCGTTTCATATCGTTTCTATCGTAAACATTAATAATCATCTGATTTGTAAATTTTAGGTTCTGGTAATAATGCAAGTCTTTGCATTGTCCCATCTTTCCGCTTGTTTTCCGTTATTATGCCGATTTTCTTCAATGCTGCGCTTATTTGGTTCGCCGGATAATTTTTTAACACAACATATAATTCTTTGAATTTTGTAACGGTCATTTCTTTATATAAATAATTATCTTTTTCAGCCATAAATAATATATCTCGGATTTCTGTTTCAGCTTTTAATGGTTTCTCATGGACGGAATTTCTCTCGGCAAGCATTTTATTTTCCTCTGGTGTAAGTCTGAACCCTTGTATATTATTTTTCGCGCGTTCGTCTATCTGTAAATAAATCTGTAGAGCATTAAAATCTTTTAAAGCGTCTAAATCCATGCGCTCATCTATAGGAACAGTCCAGTAACGACGGTTTCCAGTTTCGTCTATTAAATATTCGCTACTGTTACACGTGCCTATAAACGAAGTCCGGCGTGGAAGACTTTCGGCGGTTCTTCCATAAGGTACACGGTATTCGTCCGCCGCTCTTGTTACAAATGCTTTCAAAGCGTTTATATCGGATTTAAAAGTTGATTCAATTTCTCCCAGCTCCCCAATCCAACGGCTTACGGCAGAAATGATAGTGTCTTTATTTCTTATATCTAAAATTAAGCCCTCGCCGAACCATTCATCTTTTAATGACATTTTCCGGGCGAATGTTGTTTTACCTATTGCCTGTTCGCCGCGTAACACTAAAAGACCGTCCGACCCGTATTCGCCGCGCTCATTCCTCAACATACTTAAATTTTGCCATAACCATTTTACAATCAGAACTTTACTTAATTTATCGTCGTCTTTAATCCGCATAATTCTTAATAGTTCCGGTAGCCGGTCTTTACCGTCCCATTTATCGCTTTCTATCAATTCAAGCACAGGATTATAAGCATTATTCATCATAATAACCTTTAAAAAATCCTGTACGGCTGTCATAGTACATTTTTTATATTTTAAATTCAAATCGTTATAAATAATTATAGGGAAATTATCAACTATATAATTATTATTAAATTTATCGAGCCCTTTAATTTCTGCTTTTCTGATAATTTCGTTGTATTTCACAGAAACGCCGATTTGCTGTAAATGAAAAGCAACTCCGGAAATAGTTATTTTTTTATCGTCGATTATCCCGTATTCATCTACAATTTTGTTTATAATATCTTGAATCTCCGGGGGTATTTCTTTATCAACAGGTTTTTCTTTTTTAGGTCGTCCAGGTGAAGTTTTAAATTTACCACCCTGTAAATCAATTCCTCTGTTTATTGTGGAATTTTTATAATCAGTACGCTCCCACTTATCACGATATAAAGCCGACTGCCTAAAATATCTGTCAATTTCGTTAAAGTCTCCCTGCGTCCACCATGCAAGAATACCGCATAAAGCTAAATCCGCCGCACTGTCATCGTTATTATAGGCTGAAACGTCTCCCCTATCAAATAATGCGCTGAATTTATATCCCTGTTTAGATTTTCGGATTTTGTCAATTAGATTATCATTCATCTGCGACCGACTCGGCAGCGACGTAGGTTCTTTTTGTTTAATAAAATTATCCCGCAACATATAATTATCAAGAAATATAAGAACCTGCTCCGTTCGATCCTCGATAGATTTATCGTTAATTGCGTTTCCTGTATATGTGAAGTATCTATTTGTAAGCCCGGAAAAATAACATTCTAAATCATTGTGCGGATTTTTTAAATAATACTTTTCGTCAAGTTTGCTGTTTATTGTCGGAATTTTTGACACATCGCATTTGAAAATAATATGATAACCACTTCCGGAAGGACTCCTTTCTGTGTATGTATTCATAAGGTTTATAATAGTTTCAACTTGTTTGTCAATTCCTGAACTTCCGGATTTATTATCAATATCAATTCCGCATATACCGTCGGCAAACATAAAACCCACTCCGTTATATTTGACGGATTTTTCTTTGGCGAAATCAAAGTCAATCCATGTTGACGGATTATTTGATTGTGCTTTTCCGCTTGTTTTTGGATTATATGGAATTTTTGTTTGTTTACCTTCCCGTTCTTCGTATTTCCAACATACCCACACGGGGGATTTTTTTAATTCATCTATTGTAATTTTACTCACCTCTTGAAATTTTTATATATTTGTTTTATAATATCTATAAAAAGTATTTGCGGGGGATTATATGAAAACTGTTAAGCAATTAACTGTTAGTTTACAGTTAAGTAAAGTAACAATTTACAAGGCGTTAAAAAGTGACGATTTGCAAACTCATATTGTAAAAAAAGACAATATTACTTATGTTGACGAAAAAGGCGAACAAATTTTAATTGAAATGTTCAGTAAAGCAACCAGTAAAATGAACAGTAAATTAAATGAACAGGCTAACAATAATAATATCACCATTCAAGCGTTAATTAACCAGTTGGAAGTTAAAGATAAACAGATTGCCGATTTAACTGAAACTATAAAACATTTATCGCAAAGTATCAACGCAGGGCAACAGAACCAACTCGCTGAAACTATTATAGAAAGTCTGCCGCCTCCGGAATCAGCTCCGGCGAAGGTCGGTTTTTTTAGTAAAATCTTTAAGCGTAAAAATTAATTCGGTTCTGGATAAGGTATATGTATATAATTTTCTCGTGCTATCGTCAATAATTCCTGCGCGTTATCAAGAACATTAATGATCGCCATTATCAAAGAGTTATGCTCGTCATATCTACAAGTTAAAATATAGGGTTCTTTTTCGACTTTTTCTTTACTCCACATAAAATAATCAGAATGTAAAAATAATAAATGGCGTATATTTGTCAATTCGCTTTCTACGTTCTCTAAGTTTATATACTCATTGCGGACTGCTAATTTCATAAAAAAAATTTCCTTTCAAAATTACTTGACAAAGGAAAAAAAACGTGCTATACTATATACAAATATAGCCGTTCGGATTTCCCGTCGGTTTCGTGGATTAATGTGTCGCTTGGCGGTGAGTACATTAATCCTTTTTCTTTTCTTTTGTTTCCTTTAGATAATCTTTTACAAAGTTTTCGATTACCTCTTGAATTGATTTTTTTTCTTCCATTGTCTTTAATTTAAACTTATAATGCAAATCTTCGGGCAGTCTAATTGTTAGTAATTTTTTCATTTAACACCTCCCCCTTTGTTTTCATGCAAACATTATAACATATTATATAGTCATTGTCAAGTATATTTTTATAATTCCCCAAAATATTTTTTATGAAATTTTCAAAGAACAATAATTCAAAAAAATCCCCAGTGATGGATTTAAAGAACTTACATAAACCCGAAGGGCGCACTTATATACCACAGAGTGGTATGCTTTTTGCCGAAGGCGTTTTGAGGCTATCGTTTCAAAAATTACAGCAGACGGAACGGCTTAAAGGGTTTGGGAATTTCCCAAAATATAAAAGTGGTACACCTCGTGCATTGCTTGCCAAATCTAAAACCTACAGAATCATAAAATCGTCTTTTTTCCAATTAAGCACTCTTTCGCAATGGAGCTTTATATCTTTTTTGTAGCCCTCGAAATCATCAATCCTTGTGATATTATAAAGTTCGTCGTTGTAAAAAACTTTCATTCCTACTTTTATTTTATCATTCCAATTAATGGTGAAAGTACAAACTTCGGTGGTGTGCATGGCTGCGTTAATTAGTACCCAGTCGCCTTTAAGAAATCTATACGCTGCCCATAATTTGTAGCCGAACACCGGGACATAAGTAGGCGAAGCAAAACCCGATGCGCTTTTATTGAATTTACTTTCGTATATCATAATTTTTTTATCTTTTATATTTGTAAAGCTGAAGCTCATAATCTACTCCTATAACACGCCTAAAAATTCATTATAATGATTTGCCAATACAACATAAGCGTCAAGCAATGAAGCTGTCCCGTCGATCCGCTGCTTTGCAGATTGATTTTTAACCGGGACTATATTTCCGTTCCTGTCGGTTATAATCCCTGTGTTCGTCAAACACCATTTCAAAATCGGATTATTGTTATAATTTATCTTTTTAATTCTCAAATCCGCGCCCATCTGCTGCATAGGAAGCGATAACGTTTTTGCGCCTTGTATAACCCGCTCCATTTTAAAACCGTAGGATTCCATTTCTTCAGTCCAGTAACGCGCACTCCAACTGTCAAATCCTATCCACAGGGGCGTAATCCCGTATTCGTCCATCATTTCAATAAACCATTCTGTAACGTCACGATAATTTATAGTGTTACCGATACATATACGCAGCAGTCCCCTTTTAAGCCATATATCATACGGAATTTTATCCTGCCGTACCCGCTTATCAAAATTATCACTTGGTAGCCAGTACATTTGATGTATATATCGCTTTTCCGTTTCAGGATTAAGCATAAGTAAAGTAGCACAAGTCAAGTCAGTTGTCAAAGATAAGTCCGCGCCGCCTATGGCGTAACAATTTTTAAAATCTTTTATATTAAACGTTTCATCATTCTCTATATCATCGAAGGACAGCCATGCAGAATGAACCGTTTCGCGAATATTGAAATCTTTGCATAATATCCCGGATAAATCTTTCGGGCTGTTTTTAGCTTTTTCTACTTTGTGTTCAAGGTCGTCAGCCTTCTTTATAATACCCAGCCCCGGATTCGCTTTTACCCATGCGCCCGGCACAGTCCATTCTTCCCGGTCGTCGAGTTCGTAAAGGATCGGTAGGAAATTATCGTCTTTGAATTTACCGTCAACTATATTACAGGCATAAGAATACATATCATCAAATATACACTCCCGCACCGTGCCGGCTGTCGTAATCATAATAAATAAAGGCTGCCGGCGCGCGCTTTGGCTTTGTTTCATAACCTCATATAAATTTCTGTCTTTGATTCCGTGCAGCTCATCAACAATTATCAAATGCGCGTTCAGTCCGTCGAGTGTATCGCTGTTCTTCCCCAGAGCTTGAAATTTACTCATAGCCAACGAAAAATATAAATCGATTTTTCTCTTTTTGATATGTTTTGATAAATCTGGGCTTTGACGTACCATATTATGCGCTTCGTCAAATACGATCCGCGCCTGATCCTTTTTTGTCGCAATAGAATAAACCTCGCTCCCGTTTTCGCTGTCAGCCATCAGCATATACAAAGCCAGTCCACTTAACAGGGTAGATTTACCGTTTTTACGCCCGCAAAGAAATAAAGTTTCTCTGTAACGCCGATACCCGGTATTTTTATCAACGAACCCGAACAAAGCAGATATAAAAGCCTTTTGAAATAATTCAAGCGTCACGGATCGCCCTGCCCATTCCCCCTTGCTGTGTTTACAGAACCATTCTATAAATTCAATGGGACGAACTGCTTTTTTTTCGTCAAATATAAATTGTCCCGGATTATCAATATCTTTTACAAGCTGCTTATATTGCAGGCGTACCCGTTTAGATACGACGGCTTTTTCTGTTTTAATCAGATTCCAATATTCTTTAATATAATTCATGATTCCGGATTCTTCACAAAATCTAAGAAGGGATCGACTTCATTTTTTGAGGCTTTCGGCAGCATATCTATTATTTGTTTTATAAGCTGGCTGTAACGCATAATAGAAACATTATAAGATTTAAGCGCGGGGTTTTCTTTGATTTGTTGAGCATTTCCCCAACCTGTTTTTATAACCGCGCCGTCGCTGTTTACTTCTTTTTTTAATTTTTCAAGCGTCTCATGTAAAAAGGATATTTCCACAAAGAGACACTCGGCAGCGTCGCGCTGTTCTGTAGGTAAAATATCAATAGCTTTTTTCAGTTCAGTTAAATTTTCCAATATCTTTTTAACTCTCGGCATTTGTGGATTTCCTTTCTATAAAAGTATAAAAAACTCCTGAAAATACGGGGAGGGGTATTGATAACTCCATGCTCGGTGTCCGGACAACGGACTAAATTTAGTAAAGTCGGGGGGAGTGCAAGCCGCACTTTTAAATCTTTTTTAAATTACCTTCGCTATCGAAAGTTATTCCCTCGCATAACGCGCCGCCCCCGTGTTCTCTATTGTGACACTCAATGCACACCGCTTTTAAATTGTTCCAGTCAAGTATAATATTCGGATCGTTAATATTTTCAGGCGTTATATATTTTTTATGATGTGCAATAATGGCAACACCGCCGCAACTTTCGCAAATATAATATTTACTTTTCATAAATCCGTCGCGGCAGCGTTCCCACTCTCGACTATTATAAAACGCTGTTGCATATTCCTGCGCCATATAAACCGCCCTATTTCTTTTCTTTTTTTACTGTTACGCTTAAAGCAGTTAAAAGATTATTAATAACCTTTTGCAGTTTTTCCGCTTCTGTCCCTTCCGGATTATACCACAACTGTAATAAAAATCTTGCGACGGTTACGGCTAAAAGAGAATATTTCCCTTTAACGGCTTTATAGCCTGTTGTGATTTCTAAGTAATCCGGAATAGCATAAACCAAAGGATTAATAATATAATCATTATCCTCTCCGTCAAGCCTTAGAATATCTCGCGCTTCTTCAATCGAAAGTATCGGTATTATCATGGTGTTTCACCTGTCAACGTTAATTTTACGAACGCTTCATTTATAATTGGCTTACCGTCCGCCACACCGATGGCGCGATAATCTATCAATCCTTTACGGAAACTACTGTCCCGGCTTACTTCCAGAAGTATATCCTGTGGATAGTTCATTCCGTAGTATTTGAAGTTTCCGAATATAACATTATCGTCCGGGATAAAATCATCAATTACTATGGGCTTGCCTAAGATACGATCCGCTTCTCCGTCTTTTGCTTCATTGAATATCGGTTTTCCGGTAGCGTCAACAATACTCATAACTTTATTATAAAGAGTTGTATTATTCATAGCCCACGCCGAACCCATAGAATAACCGCGTTTTAATTTTGCCGCCGTTTGTAAAAATGTTTCATATCCTGCCTTGCCGCTATGGGTGTTTGTTATAATACCACTCTTGAGCAGTCCTGTCGGTTGTCCCGTTCCCGTTCCGGAAATAGCCGCTTTCTGTAAAGCAACTATCATAACCCGCGCAAGTTCTTCTTGTAAATAATTTTCATACGCTGAAATATTCATACTACGAACCGCAGCAGATATACTAAATACTTTCATAAGTTCATAGGCATTAAATACAATGTTTGTCGGTTTCTGATTGGTCGGTGTAACTTCAGCCCCTTCTACATGCCATTCAGCCGCGTCCTCCGGGGTAGCCACAGGGACGGATAAATTCGCAGGAATATCAAAACGACGGACAAGTGACAATACGCCGCCCATATCAGCCGCTTTTTTATAAATTTCGTTTAATGTCTGCGTAGGAATAACTGCCGCCGCTTCCGATGTATTTATAAAACTTGCCCGTTTTTCTGTCATTAATATAATGTTAGCTTTTTGTAATACGGAATTATCTTCGTCACTCAATGGCTTATTAAGCATTTTTTTATAGAACGCGCTGCGGTATTCTTTACTCGCAAAAATATCCGCGTCGCCGCTGATTGAAACATTATTATCAAAATTCATATTTGCAACCGGATTAAACGGGGTATTTGAACGCTGATCCGCTCCGGATTGAGTGTTGGTTTGTTTATCCTGCAAATTTTTCTTTGCTTCATCTAAACCGCTTATTTCAATATTTAAAGAAACGATGTCCGCCTCCGCGTCTTTTTCAATAGTCCCCTTTATTTCGGCAGCCCTCTTTTCTATTTCTTCAAGGCTTTTTGTCCTGTAATAATTAAATACTTCCTGTATGGTTTTAAATTTCATGTTTATAAATCTCCTTTAAATAAAATCTGATTGCACTTTATAAGTGCTTCATTTCTTGTGTTATTATATATTTCCTGTATTTTTGAACGCGCCTCAACGCTGGTTTGCGGATATGCCGGGAACGGGACTATAGATATTTCGTAAACTTTTTCTATTTTAATAATTTCTCTTGTCCGGGTTTCCTTATTCCAACGATCGCCGCCTTCAGGTATTTTAAACGCAAAACTCATACCGGAAAGGTCGCCGCGTTTTACTGCCGTATGTACCGCTTTCGCTTCCTCTGTGTCCGGTAATTCTGCAATCATTTCAAGCCCTGCCGCACTCCGATTTAATTGCATTGTTTTCGGCGTTCTCGCGAGTGGCAAACGGTTTGTATCATGGTTATACATAAGTCGCGCGTCGGAGATGTCTGCACCATCTAACGCCCCTTTGCGAATAATTTCAGTATAGTCTCCCTGCCGGTCCGCTATTACTGTGGACGTATCGTATATAATCGGTACGCCTATTATTATAAGTCCGTTTGTTCCTGCCGGATTATCGGCTCTTATTTCACACAATCTAATTTCCTTCATCATCATTTCCCCCTAACTGGTAACGATCCGCTATATTTGCATTTACATAATTAAGGCTTTGAATATATTCGTCTCCGTCCGGTACGCTCGGAAGGTTTAAAATATTTAACGCTTGATTTCGGGTCAACAGCTTCATCGGCGCAAGCACTCTTATTAATTCTGTTTTGCTTTTTAGACTTGCAAAGTTTAACCGCTTAGATTCAAATATTATTGAATTACCGAAGGCTTGCTCCCTTTGGGTGAATATTTTATCAGTAAATTCAAGTGAAAATTGCACAGACAACGGTTCAAAAACACTTTCATAAACCGACGCCCATTCGTTTTCATTATATGAACTGTTGACTATTTTTTCAGATATACCCAGATAAGCATAAATTTTATCTTTTGCCGCTTTTAATTGGTCACTATCCACAGAATACGGCTTTGATTCTATAGGGTCATACGTTGCCTTTGAATCGGTAGTGATAACGCCGCCGTTATTATCCATTTGCATATAATCAGCCATAAATCGGTCTTTTTCTTCTTTCAACTTATCCGGTGCAAGTACCTGATTGAATTTTAACATTCCCCGGATAATAGCACCGTTTTTTATTGCCGAAATTATGCCTGTATTCTGTGTGTGTGCGAGTTCCAACGCAGGAAATAACGCCGTATTTGGATCACCGAATAAATCGTTTTCATTAAAGTGCCGCCGCAGATGAATTATATCCGAATATGGCAAAATATATTGTTTCCCGTTATTAAAATAAAATTTTGCGTATAAATCGCCGTTGCCGTCTGCCATAAATTCGATATTTGAAGCCTTTAACGGATATATACCGCTTATTTCGCCCCTCTCATCTTTTTGCAGATATGCAAAAGCATTATTATACAAATAATAGTGCGTTACCATGCGATAAATCATATCATACGCGCTCATATACGGGTTAGGTCGGACTTGTAAAAGTCTGTTTAGTTTATTGTCGCCTTCTGTTTGCCCTTCTTCACTTTTTATTATGTGCGTCCCTTTTAATTTGGCGGCATTGCGTGCTATAGCGTCAACTGCACTCCGGTATATATCATTCGAGTATGCGTCACCCGAAAATGGCGTTAAATTAGCTGTACTGCCGGATAATAACATTATTTGTTGCGTTTGTACTGACCGTTTGCCGAATATTCTTGCAAAAATATTCATAATATCAACCTTTTTCAACTTTGTATTGTATTTTATTTTTTAATGCTTTTCTTTCCCAGTATTGCTCGTTATATTTTTGAATCCGCTGTTTATTTTTTCGCCGCCACTCCCGATGATATTCCTGCCGTGCTTTTGCGGCTTCATTGCTTATTGAAACATTCATCTTTTTTACCTCAAAATATAAAAATATTTCTTAATTTAAAACAAAAGGCTTGTATATAATAATTAAACGTGCTATAATATAATATAGACTGTTTAATTATTATATTATCACAAAAGGGAAAGTAAATCAAGCGATTTTCTGGTAATTTTAGGTATAGCAATGAAGATAGCGTTTTTGATTTTATAAGGGGGTTTTTTACTTTGGTTGCTAATAATGCAATAGAACATACTATCGGCGGCAGAATTAAAAGTATGCGTAATGAAAGAGATGTAACGCAGTTGGAATTGGCGGCGGCATTAAAAATATCAACATCAGCACTACGAAATATTGAACAGGGAACCGCTATGCCTCGGTTATCCACACTTGAAATGATGTCGGATTTTTTCAAGGTGTCTATTGATTATATTGTTCGTGGTGTAACTCCGGATATTGATGATGACAGTTTAGTTATGTTCAGAGAAACGGGCTTAAATGATCTGTCAAAAATATTTTTAGGGCAACAAATAGATCTCGGTAAATACTGCGGCGGATTGAACGAATATATAACGACGCTCAATGCGCTAATATCGGGCGGTTTTTTAACATTGGTTTGGACGCTTAACAGAGTAAACCGTGAACTTTCAGAAATAGACACTGAAATAAAAAAGATATTAGACGAATCGCCAAAACCGGATAATATTGTTGAACAAATGCAGTTGTCAACGAAACTTGAACCATTGCGAGAAAAACGCGATTTACTCAAACTGCGTTATTTACGAGAAGTAGAACGTATTTTTGATAATCTAATCATAAATGAAGAAGATTAAAATAAAATATCATCAATTCCGCAAAATAAATATTTGGCGGAATTGCGGAAACATAAAAACCACGCAATAATGCGGCTTTTGAGTTTTTTGCTTTTGCTTTTCCTTTTTTATTCACTTTTTCTTTCTTTTTTTAGCTGTTTTTGAATAAATATACGCTATTTAAAGCCCCTTTTTCAATAATACAGCCTTGCATGTTTCCGGCGATACAAAACCACTAAATAAAAAAAACGCCTTGTAGGGCATTATAACGCTCTACATGCGATTTTGAAAATAACGATAGACAGTTCTGTTATTTTATGATATAATTAAAACTGTAAAAAATAAATATTCGGGAGTTCGTAAAAAATGATTGATGATAATCCCATAATCGAAGTCGGTGAAATTTCGCTCGAAGTTATAGAATTACTCGGCTTATCTTTATCCGAAAGTGTGCCAATCTATATCGGTGTAACGAATATCGCTCACATGGCAAAAGAACACAGTTATGAATTTAATAGGTTCTATGACAAAATACCGCAAATTATTTCAACGGCTGATTATGTGCGCCTGAAACAAGACGACGGGTCGATTGAATACATAAAATCATTCGGCAAATATATTAAACTTGCTATCCGGATCGCTGGCGATGGGAGATATTATGCCCGGTCGCTTTACCATGTTCGTAACAGAATTATTGAGCGTTTAATAAAAAATGGAGAATTAAAACGCTTGACAAAGAAATAATTTAATGATATAATGATTATACTAAAACTAATGAGGGCTGAAAGGCTGCAGCCGCCCCTTGTGCTTGACACAAGGTTAGGAGATGTGGGATCAGGTCGCCCCACCGTTTGTTTTGACTGTTAAGCCGTTCCTTCGGGGACGGCTTTTGTCATGTTTTTTTATCGTAAAATAAATATTAGTGACAGTAGTGACTGTATATATTTTTACTGTCCCTCGCTATTTATCCCGCATATTCACTTATAAAACACATATAGTGATAGTAGTGACTGTACTTTATATATAGTCTATATTAATATTAATTATATATATATATTTATTTATTTTTATTATTATCTT